CAGACCGAGCTGCACCGGGCGCACCAGACGCAGGTCGCGGCCGACTTGATGGACGATGAACTCACGACCGTGGTGCAGGTGGTGATGAACCCGACGCACCCGCGCACGGACATCTGCGACCTGCACGCGCGGGCGGACCTGTGGGGCCTGGGGCCTGGGCGCTACCCGAAGGAGAAGGCGCCGCGGGCGCCGTTTCACCCGTTCTGCCGGTGCAAGCTGAAGTCGAGGCCGTCGCAGGAAGCCACAGAGGGCCGTGCAGCACCGCTGCCGGACGCCGAGTGGCTGCGCACGCTGCCCGAGCGCGACCAGGGCATGGTCATGGGCTCACGCGAGCGCGCAGAACGGGTGCTGCGCGGGGCGTCAGCGGAGGACATCATCAACGAGGGCAAGCCCGAGCCCTACCGCCTGGTGCGCGTGGGGGATGCGGCTGCGGTGCGGCATCCGCTGATCGAGCGGGAGGCTACGCCTGCCCCATGACCACCACGCGCAACACCATCATCTTGAACGCCTCGCCGCGGTCCTCGTCGGTGATGGTCTCGACGTAGCGAGCCGCGTAGGCGCCGGCCTTGGGCAGCGCGTCGATGAGCGCGCGCTCCATGGTGAACAGCTCGTCGTACAGCCCCTCCATGCCCGCCTCGGTGCCGTCGTCGTTGCCCTCGAACTCGTGCAGCGGGCGGCCGAAGTAGATCAGGCACTCGACCGCGCGCACCGACATGGCCGGCAGGTTGCGCGCGAAGTCGGGCACGGTCAGTTCGGCAGGCACGATGCGCACGATCGGGTAGTCGTCCGGCACGATGCCGGCCTCCAGCCCGATGCGGCAGGTCTGGACGCCGTCCACCGCAGCCAGCGCGGTGCGCAGGTAGCGCAGCAGGTCCATCGGCGTGGCCATGGGTCAGCCCCGCTGCAGGTCGACGGAGAACAATGAGCCGCCGCCGTTGGGCGTGATGCCGGCCGCATCGTCGGCCACCTTCTGCGCGGCGCGGGCCTGGGGCAGCGCCAGGTCATACGCCTTGCGGTAGGCGCTGAGCTTGGCCGAGAACACGTCGTCGGCGGCCTTCATGCACTCGGCGCAGGCGATCAGGTAGGCCTGCAGCGTGGTCAGCCGCTCGACCCAGTAGGCGGGCAGCGTACCCAGTGCGGTGACGGCAGCGTAGGCCGCATCCTCGCGCGCACCCGTGACGTGGGGCGCAAGGTACGGGTCGGCGTAGGGGTAGCGCAGGGCCATGGATCAGGCTCCTCGTTGTCGGATGATGGCCTCGACGTGCCGCTGGAACATCAGCGGGGCCTGCGAGGCGGCGCGGACGAACCAGGGGTCGGCCTTGTTGCCGGGGTGGCGGGCGCGCTTCGAGAAGCGGAAGTTGTTGCCGCTGACCCAACGGAGGGAGCGCTTGTTCTTGGGCACGATCAGGTGCGGCTTCGTCCCCCAGTGCACGAACAGCGCATGCTTTGCGCGCTGCGTGTCGTGCCCGACGATCCAGCCCGTCGGCCCGGTGCGGCGCTTGCCGATCGAGGCGAACAGCGCGCCCGACTTGCTGTGCTTGCCGGCCTCGCGCTCGACGTAGCTCTCCACGTCCTCGGCCAGCCGGTCCAGGGCCTTGCGCGGGGACTGGCCCAGGCGCAGCAACTCGCGCCGGACCTGTTCGCCGCCGTAGGTGGTGGCGCCGAGCTTCATGTGGTCCTCACGGGCAGCACGCCGGCCAGCACGTAGACCGAGCCGTCGGGCGCGCTGACCTTGCAGCGCAGCAGGTAGTCGGTGCCGGCCGTGCCCGCGATGACATCCTGCAGAATCTTGGTGCCGCTGACGACCGGAGAGCCGGAGAGGATGGCCGACGGCGACGCATCGGCAGTGCCTGCGTGGCGCGTGGCGGTCACCTCCGGCGAGCTCGGGGTGTCGGTCAGGGCCGCGAACTCGAAGGCGAGCGTGACGGTTTCGGCCGGGTCCTTGGGGTCGAAGCCGGGGTTCTGGACGGTGCTGGTCATGCTCGAATCTCCAGCCGCCTGCGCTTGGCGGTGATGGTGTAGCGCGGCAGGGCAGAGGGGGGAACGTCACCCGGCGCCACATAGCTGCCAGCCGCTGTCGACAGCGCCGACGCGAAGATCAGGCCATCCACCGTGCCGGCGTAGGCAGGGGCGCCAGGCGCTGCGTAGGTGCCGGCTGCCGTGCTGAGCTGGCTGCCGAAGGTCAGGCCGTCGACGGTGCCGGTGTACTGGGGCGACAGCCCGTCGCCATAGACGGCCGCGCCGCCGATGCGCTGGTCGCGGTAGACGGCGGCCATGTCAGCTGACCGTCACCGGCCCGGCAAAGAGCTTGTGCGCGGGGCTCTGCGATGTGGTGCCGTCGCTGTTGGTGACGACCAGCCAGCCGACGGCGCCAGGCGCCAACGCGCTGCCGGTGATGTCAAGCACCAGCACGCCGCTGCCGTCTGTCGACTCGACGGCGCCCTTTGCCACCGGCGCCGCAAACAGGTCCGGCGTGACCTGGTCGAAGAAGGCCCACTTCAGCCCCGTCAGCGACGCTGCAGGCGTGGTGCCGTCGGTGGTCAGGGTGATGCTGACGCTGGCCGGCGGCGCGTTCACCGTCAGCGTGGCCGCCGTGGTGTTGGTGGTGCCGTTGCCGTCGGTCACCGCGCAGCGGTAGGTGTCGCCGTTGTTGTGGCTGCCGCCGCTGACAGCCGTCGAGCCGGTGGTGTAGCTGGCGCTCGTGGCACCGCTGATGCTGCTGTAGCCGCCGCCTGCGGCCGGCTGGCGCTGCCATTGGTAACTGAGCGCGCCGCCGCTGGTGGTGGCCGCCACGCTGAAGGTGGCCGCGGCCGGCGCGGTCGCGGTTTGGTTGCTGGGCTGGGTGTTGATGGTCGGCCCGGCAGCCGCCATTGCGGCGTACACCAGACCCGCGATGGTGTTGATGTGGGTGGGCGTGTCGTAGTGCACACCGCCAGACCATGCGGCCAGCATGTCGGCCAGGCCGCGCACATGGCTGTTGGCCGCGGTTTCAGCCGCGATGGCAGCGCGGATGGGGCCAGACCCGGTGATGCCCTGGTCGTTGATGTTGACCAGCAACCACTTGGTGCTTTTTGCCGCGTACCAAGCCTCGATGATGGTGTTGAGGCTGGTGCGGTAGCTGGACTCCGATACGCCGTTGCTTGCGTCTGTCTCGCCCTGCCACCAGATGACGCCGCGGTGCGCGCCGACCAGACTGGCGCGGTCCAGCAGCGCCAAGTTGAGCGGCTGCCCCGGCTGCCATTGGCTGATGCCGGTGCTGCCCATCGCGCACGGCACGAAGGCAACCGGCACGCCAGCGGCCATGACCAGCGTGGCCAGCGCGCCGAAGTAGCTGGCATAAACCGTCTGCGCGTAATAGGCGGCGTAGGCGCTGCTGGTGCGGTCATCGAATGGCTCGCCCGATGTCTCGGCGTTGGCCACCCATACGTTGTCTTTGCCCAGCTTGCTGGCGACCCAACCCGGGTGGGCGCCAGGCGCAGTCGGCGCCACGTAGTTGGACGCCATGCCCACGTTGTTGGACTGACCGGCGACCAGCCATACGTCACCGACGCCGACGGCAGCCAGCGACGCGGTGGCTGCCGTGGTCACCGAGTGGCGCACTTCCAGCGCGCCCTGACCCGGGCCGGTCAGCGTGATGGTTTGGTCAAAGGTGCCCGCCGATGGGCTTGCAACCAGCGTCGCCCAGCTGCCGCCGTCCCATCGATACTCGATGGTCCCTGGCGACCCGGTGTAAGTGCCCTTCAGCCGCACCGACGCCTGGTTGCTGCTGTCGCGCTGGAAAATCTTGTAGGGCACGGCGCGCGATGCGTCGCCGCTGGTCAGCGTGCCGGCCGCATCGAATGCGATGGACGCAGCCACCACGGTCAGCGTGATGCTGTCCGTGACGCCGGTGGAATTGGCCCAGCGCACTTCCATCGTGCCGGTGGCCGCTGACAGACCCGATACGCTGCCGCTCCATGTGCCGCCGCTGATCGTGGCGCCGCTCAGTGTCGTCCAGCCGCCGCCGTTCCAGCGGTATTCGATGCCGGTGGGCGTGCCCGACCCGGCGTAGGTGCCGCTGAGAGTGACGGTCGTGCCGACTGTCGCGGCATTGGCCGGCGACGTGATCTCGATGCTGTCGGCCGGCGCGCTGTTGGTGTAGTAGCCGTAAGGGTCAGCCGCATGGGCCGTGATCTGGCCATCGGACAACGCCGCGTCCCAGAAGATGCTGTCGATCAGCACCGAATTCTGCGTGTTGTTCTGGTTGCCGACGTAGATTGCCGGCGAGCCTGGCGTGCCCGTTGTCCAGCTGATCGTGCTGGTACGGTCGGACCCGCGCTGCACGGCATTGACGAAGAACTTAAGCGTGCCGCTGGTGCGCTTGACGTGCACGTCAAAGACCGCGCCGGGGGCGATGGCCCCGGTGGGGTTGGTCGCCGCGTAGGTCACCCAGCTGCTGGCGCCCTCCTGCGCCGTCGGGTGGTACTTGCCGCTGACGTTGTAACCCTCGATGCCGAGGTAGAGCACATCCGTCCCGGCGCCGTTGCGCAAGCGGAAGTAGTTGTGGCCGCTGTAGGTGCTGGGGGTGGCCGTCGGGGCGCGCAGGCGAAACCACAGCGTGAAGTCTCCCGTGCCAACGTCGAGCCCCAGCGACTGCAGGCCCGAGTTGATGACGTAGGCATTGCTGAGCGAGCCGGTGACGGTTGCGCCCTGCGTGTTGTCCCGACCGTCTATGCCGGTGACGCCGCCGATGTCGGCAACGACCAGCGGCGTGGTGCCCTGCGGCGTCCAGTGGCGGGCGTTGCCGCTGTGGTCCTGCCCGTTGCCGCCTGCGTTGCTGTTGTCGCGGTCGCCGCGCCAATCGTAGGCGGCAACGATGTCGGTGTTGAGCGCGTCAGCGGTGAAGCTGAGCGGGTAGGTGCGTTCGCTGCGCAAAACAGGCATGGCGGCGCTTTCAGGTCGGCTGCGTCTGCGTGAACGTCACCGCGCCGCTGGTCCACACGCCGCCGCTGACCACCGGCGTCACGTCACTGGTGGCCGGGGTGACGGCCAGCACTTCGTTGCTGGTGCTGTCGACGACGGCGTAGTGCAGCGTGGTGGCAGCGTGGCCGGCACTGAGCGTGATGGCCTTGCTGGCGATGGTCGTGACGCGCGACGACCCGCTGGCGCCCGCCGACACGATGTCGGCCGCCGCCAGGTTGGCACTACCCAGGCTGGCGGCCACCACGGTGGCGTAGCTGTCGCCCAGGGTGTAGCCGCTGATCAGGTGGGCCTTGATGCGGCCGGCGGTGGCGGCCTTGGTGCGCACGCCGTCGCTGCCGCCGTCGAATAGGGTGATGCCTGCGAATTCGGCCATGGTCAGATGTCCTCGGGGTTCGGGTCGTTCGGATCGCCCGGCGCAGGCTCCACCTGCTCCTGCTCAATCTCGTCAACCGCTGCGTGCAGCGCGGCCTTCGTCGCCTCGTCGGCCGCGTCGAACTCGATGTCGACGATCGCCTTGCGCTTCTCGTTGAGCACTGCGGTCGGCATGCCTGTGGCCTGCATCAGCGTCAGGATGTCCAGCTCGGCCAGCACGTCGGCCAGGTTGTAGTCGGTGGGCCAGGACACCTCGACCGCATTGGTCGTGCCCATCGCGCGGTGCCACATCGCCCACATGCGGCGCTCGATCGCTTGGAGCTGGCGGGCGAAGGTGGCCACTGAAGCGTTCAGGGCCTCGAACCGCATGCGCCGTGCCACGCCGCTCTCGGTCTGGCTGCTGCTCTCGGTTGACGACTCCATCGTCACCCGTCGAATGGCCTGCTGCAGTTCTTCGAGCTTGGCCGCGAAGGTGGCCGCCGGCCCGCTGTCGGGCGCGATGTATGCGGGCTGGTCGCCCGTGTGGATCAGCATGCTGTGCACGCCGACCGTGGCCGCCACGGTTTTGCCGTCGAAGTTCTGCGCGTGCTCGGGTGGGACCTGCAGCGTCAACAGGCTGAAGGTCTGCCCGCGCAGGATCTCGTCCTGTTCGCTGCGCGCATTGAAGATCCGCCGCGACAGATCCGCCACTTGGGCGTACTCGCCGACCCGGGGGAACTCTTGCCCGTCTTCGGTGAAGGCCATGACCGGGCAGGCGCCGAAGTTGTGCTCGCCCTTGGACAGCACTTCCTTGCCCTTGCGCAGCATCCAGGTAGTGGCGTCGTAATCGCGCTCCACCTCCTCCAGCTTGTCGCCCACCCACTCCATCGACTTCAGCGTGATGCGCACGAAGGCGCCGCTGTCCGGGTCGAGCCGGTAGTCGACCGCGGCCTCGGGTGAGGCGCATCGCAGATAGGGCACCGCGCGTCGCCGCTGCTGTTCGGCCAGGGTGGCGGGCGGATCGCCTGCCGGCATGTCGATGACCAGCAGCATCGAGCCGCGCCCCTTGGCCTGGGCGGCGAACGCTGACCAGAACGTGTCCAGACTGGTTCCGCGCAGGTCCGCGTCCTCGACCATCAGACGCACCAGCGGCGCGTCGACACCCTCGCGCGCCGGTGAGCGGCGGCCGAGGAAGCCGCAGAAGCGCGACACCGCCGACGCGAGGTGGTTCTCGTAGACCGCGATCGCGTTGCGCGCTGCGAAGCGCTGTTCGGTCTCGCGCTGATACCGCACCAGGTGCGTCGGACCACCAAGCCGCGGCGTGTATTTGGTTGACGCATTGCCGGCGCTGTCGGTCAGCGACTCGACGAACCACGACACGCGCGGCGCAAAGCCGCCGCCGCCGTCCAGGGCCTCGGCCAGAAATGCGA